ATTAGAGACTATCGTAAAACCATGCGATAACAACATTGGTGGTATCTATGGTGTTTGGATTAATACTCAGGATGAGATAGCTTCTATCACTCCTGCTGACCCATCTACAGTAACTGGTGCCAATGCCTGGCAAATTACAGGTATCACCTTACAACCGGGTGGTGATTTATTCCAACCATTTGAGGTTCGCCGAAACACATCCAACTATACAGAGGATAGCACTATTGACCTAGTTAATGGTAGCTCTTTTGTAACTCAGACAGTTAACTTAGTATTCCACAGACGTGATGCTGATAAGTCTCGTGCTATTAAAATCCTAGGAACAGGACAGCAATACTTAACAGCAATCATCTTAGATGCTAATGGCTTATATTGGTACTTCCCATACTTGCAGTTATCTGCTACAGGTGAGGGTTCAGGAACAGCTCGTGCAGATGGTAGTAAATATACCGTTACACTCCTTGCGGAAAACCCTTATTTGGCATATAACATTGATATGAATGCTGCTGCACTTGCAGCAATCGGAGTTCAATAAGCAATTCTACCTCTCTATATTAGAGCCCTGCCACATGGTGGGGCTTTTTTTATGAACATTTGACAAACCTAAATTAATATAGGTGTGATATACTTAGATCAAGGTGTTATTAATCAGTTTGTGTTGACTCTTAGTGAGGTAACTACGGTTAGTACACCACACTACTTATTTGTATTCACTAATGAAATGAATACCACTAGCACACCACAGCTCTTTACATCTGCTGATACAAGTGCATGGCCCGAAAGATACAACCTGTTTACTCTAGATGAGCCTACAGATATCTCACTCTTGAAAGGTCAGTACACATACCAGGTATATGAGAGCTCAACCCCATTCGTTCTGCCTCTTTCAATAGCACAGACTACAGGTGTAGTCATTGAAGAGGGTAGGCTTGTGGTCAGTGGTCCTGCAGGTACATCAATATATGACTAACTATGGCTTGGTACGAAAGACTATTTAACATTAAACCAAAAGGCCCCGAAATGGTAGAGGGCTATCAATCATTTAGCACCCCATTTTTACCTGTTGGTAGAGGCAACTTGACTTTGCCCTATGTCAATGGTAGATACGTTCAGGAGTCTTGGGTTAGATTTGGTGAGGGTAACCTTTACCCTGAAATGCTCAATCAAATGTACTACAGCTCGCCTTTACATGGTGCCATTGTAGACTTTAAGACCAATGCTGTAATTGGTGGAGGGTTTAACCTTACAACTGACAAGCTTACACCACAGGAGAAACTAGATATGTTTGCCTTTGAAAAGAAAGCAAATCTCAAGCACACTGTTAAGGCAGTTACTAAGCAGCTAATCATCCACAATAGAGTATATTTCAAGCTATATTTTGGTGAGAAAAAGAAATTAGTTAAGATTGAGAATGTATCACCTGAGAAAGTAAGGGTATCACCATGCAAAAAGTACTACTATTTATCGGATGATTGGAGTACCAGGATAGATACTGAAAGAATTAAGCCTTATCATATTACTTGTACGGATGAAGTACAGCTATATTGCTATGAGGTTAAGTCAGTAGGTCAAGATTATTACCCACTACCTACCTATACAAGTGCATTAAACTTTGCTTTTTTGAGTGGCGAGTTATCATATTTTGCTAAGAGCAACATCCAAAATAGTGTGTTCCCGTCATTCGCTATGATGTTCCCTAAAAGACCACAGTCTGAGGAGGAAAAACACATGATCAAGGAAACTATTGACAGGCTTAAAGGTGCAGCCAATGCCGGTAAGGCAGTTGCATTCTTTGCTAACTCAGCTGAGCAGTTACCTAAGATTGAAAGCTTACCTACTAATGGCAATGATAAGCTATTTCATGAGGCATCTGCATTGAACACTGAGCAGATTTGTTTCTCACATACCATTGACCCTATCTTAATGGGTATTCGTACCACAGGTAGCTTGGGTAATGGGTCAGATATCAAGCAAGCCTATGTGATATTTGAGAAAAACGTAGTGATGGAACTACGTCAACAGGTAGTCACTATCTTTCAGGAGATACTTACCATTGCTAAGATACCTGCTGAGTTCACCATCAATAACTTTCAAATCATTAATGAGACCATCGTTGAACTTGAGGGTGATAGCTCTAAGACTAATGATGCATTGAACACATTGAGTCCATTAGTAGCTACCAAAGTACTTGAGACCATGACCATCAATGAGATTAGAGCACTTGCTTCATTGCCTCCTGTAGAGGGTGGAGATGTTACACAAGCAGCTGCAACTGCAGCAGCACAAACACCTGCAATCTGATGTTATATTTTATCACTGAAACCTACCTTAAGACTAACACACCCATCACAGCTAATGTGGATGTGACTGATGTAACCCCATACATAGCAACTCAAAGTGCATTGAGAATTCAACCTATCTTAGGTACTACGTTCTACAATCACTTGCTAACAGCATACAACAATCAGACACTTACACCTGATGAGATTGACCTAGTTGAGTTTATTCAGCCGGTCATTGCATGGAGAAGTGCAGAGGATGCTGTATTTGGATTGACGTATCAGTTAAAAAACAAAGGACTTCAGACTCAAAACGGTGATTATTCTGCAAGCGTATCTAGGAATGAGGTAGCTTTTGGGATGGAACACTATGCACAGAAAGCTAGTTTCTTTGAGCAACGTCTAATTAGATGGCTATTAGCTAACAAAAACCTGTTCCCTATATTCATATCTACAGCTAATCAGGATACTGACCTCAGACCAATGTTTCAAAACTGCTCATGTATTACTCAATGGCAGGATACCTGCACAGGGTTATGTGGTAACTTCCTTGAGAATGGATACAATAACAGCATTTTAATCTTGTGAAGTCACAGCTATCCATACTATTAGCCACAATGCAGGCAAATTGGGTCAAGCTAACTGCTACCATTGCTGCATTCTTAATGCCTATCTCAGGGCTATTGTTTTTAGTAGGCTTTGTGATCTTACTTGATACTATCACAGGGGTATGGAAGAGCATGAAACGCAAGGTGCCAATCACAAGCAGGGGGTTATCTGCAATCATTAGCAAGATGTTACTTTATGAGGTAACCGTTATCATGTTCTACATGATTGATAAGTTCATCTTGAATGGTATCATCCTGCATTTTTTCTCTGTAGAGTTACTGCTTACCAAAGTACTTGCACTCATCCTGGTATCAATAGAGGTTATGAGTATCAATGAGAATTACAAAGCAGTGAAAGGCCTTGACTTATGGCAGGCAATGAAAAACTTATTTTCAAGAGCTAAGGATATTAAAAAAGAGGTGGATGAAATTAGACACAAGCAAGATATTACAGGAACGCCTATCTAATGCTCAGTACTTCCATGAGGAGTCTGAGAAAAAACAAATCTATCTACACCATACTGCAGGCAATGGTAATGCCGTAGCTGTATCACGTTGGTGGAACAGCAATGCAGATAGGATTGCTACTGCATTTGTAATAGGTGAAAGAGGTACAATAGTACAGTGCTTCAGCTCTAAGCATTGGGCTTATCACCTGGGCATAGATAGTCAGGACTTCTCAGCTCATGGACTCAAGTATCAAAACTTAAATAAACTTTCAGTAGGTATTGAGGTTTGTAATTGGGGACCATTGAAGCTCAAGGATGGTAAGTACTACAACTATGTTAAGGGAGTAGTGGACCCGTCAATGGTAACCACATTAGATACACCATACAAGGGTAATATCCATTGGTACAAATATACGGATGAACAGATTGAAAGCACTCGGCAGTTGGTGGAGTACCTGTGTGATACATACGACATTCCTAAGACTTACCGGTCAGAGATATTTGCCATTGACAAAGAGGCATTCAAAGGTACTGCAGGGATCTACACGCACAACAGTGTGAGAAAAGACAAGGCAGATATTTACCCATGCCCCCGAATGATTAAGATGTTACAAAGCCTATGAGATATTTACTACCTATATTGATACTCATTGTATCATGCTCAGCTCCTAAGAGAGCTCAATGGCACTATAAGAAAGCATTAAAAAACGGACTTAAGGTAGTACAGGACAGTGATACCATCCGGATAACAACTGTTGACAGCATCCCGGTGATATTCAATGATACTATTGTATACGAGAAATTCTACACCACTAAGGATACGGTGATACAATTCAATAATGTGTACGTACCTAAGACTAGATGGCAAACAAGGATTGAGTATAGATATAAAACCAAAGTTGAAAGGATACGAGGTAAGACTATCTACAAAACTGCTCAAGCTAAAGAGGTAGTAAAGTACAAAATACTATGGTGGCCTATGATTGTTGCGTTTATTCTAGGGATACTCCTAAGATTTCTAATACAAAAGGGGCTGCTAGATAGGATTGCCCTGCTATTTAAGCTATGAGAAAAAGACTTTTTTACGACATTGAGACCTCTTTCAATGTCGGTGTGTTCTGGAGGACAGGATACAACCTAAGTATCCAACCTCAGGACAATGGGGATAGATTTGACCTCAAATGGATACGCACAAGGGCTTTATTCCATGGCATTCAGTTTATGCCATCACCTAAGACCATAGACACTCTTAAATGGGCTAAAAAGTACTTTAATTTTAATAGCAACAAGCTTGACTACATAGCTAAGCTACTCAAGGTAGGTGCTAAGATGGAGACAGGAGGGCTTGACCTATGGAAAGATATAGTATTTCGCAAAGATCAGGAGGCACTTGATAAGATGGTGACCTATTGTAAGATGGATGTGGAGGTATTGGAGGCAGTATTTGAGAAACTCAATAGCTATGCCATTGTTAACCATAACTATGCCATCCAATACGGAGGTGAAAAATATGAATGTCCTGAATGTGCAGGAATAAACATAAAATACAATAAGAAAGTAGTCACAGCTGCAGGTACTGTACACCATTGGATACTATGTAAAGACTGTAAAAAACACTACAAAATAAATCATCTAGTATTTACCAAGTATCAAGAGTACCTATATACTCGTAAGAAAAATATATCTTAAGCTTATAGCCTTATTTTTGCGGTGATTATTCAGCTTATAGGCTTGTTTCTTATTTAGACTCATTCTAAATTTGTGGAAAATTATGTAAAATGTTTTGCATATATGAAACTTTATATATCTTTGTAAGGTATTAACACTTAAAAATGATATATGAAACAG